TTATCAGCTTTATTGTCTTCATCTGAAGTATTAATATACAGTATAACTATTGTTATTACTACTACAGCCGCAATAAATGGAGCAGTTGCTACAATTATTGAAGATAAGATTAAAACTGCTCCTAGTGCCAAGACTCCTGCGGTAAGAATCTTGGACCGTTTCATACGCTAGCTGACCTCAGATTATTAAACAGCGAGCGTGTTGGTGTAGCTTGAACAGCTTCCTCATGCTTGGCTTCATACTCTTCTGTAGTTTCCGTAACTACAACATAAGGTGTAGCTTCTACTGAAGCTACTTCTACTGTATCATTAAGTAAATGGGCTTCCGTGTAATCTACATCAGATACAACATCATCGACATGATCATCTTGGTTAAACAAATCAACCATTAGATTATCACAAAAAAGAGCATCATTAACCTCTGCACGATCTACTGTCATAACTTGAGCAGTAGTTCCATTACCCTGACGCTTCTTTGTGTTACGTCCAGAGGTAAATGTAAACACCAGATCAGTAGGGCTACTTGGATCAAGCGTTTTACGAATTACAGCACTAAGGGCTGCTTCGATTTCCGCTTGTGTAAAGTGAATTAACATTATTTATTCCTTCGTTTGATAAGCTTTTAATATACTTTGAAACATAGGAGTCTTAATCCCAGCTAGGATTGCTCCAAGAGCATCAGCTAGATGCTCAGACTTAGCTAAGACACGTCCCTTAAGTCTGGGAAAATCAGCACTTGGATATAGTTTTAGTGCTGCGTTAATCATCTCAGCCTTAGTAGCATTTTTATTACCAGTAAGTGCTAATTTAACTTCAGTTGCTGTAACTTCAATTAAAGGAGTGCTTCTGCTTTTTAGTGCTCCCACAATACCTACACACATACCGTAAGAACACATAGATCTAGCAGATTGAGATCCAACAGGAACTTCTACAAAGATAAATCTGCTTATATCAGCAAAGCCCAATACATCATTACATATCTGTTCTGCTACATTAAGATCAACTGAGTTTTGTCTTACCTGTTTTTGTGTGATTTTAGTTGGCTCAACTAAAATAAACACAAGCTCACTTAGCTCTTGTGTATGCACATTTAATGAAGCATAGGCAAGTCCCCAGTTTGTCATACTGGGGTCCATGCCACATACCTTAATTTGCATCAGGCTGTCTTAGCGCCAAAGAGGCTCTTACGGGCCGGTGCAGCCTCTCCCGCTACAGGAGGACTAGATACGCTACGAGGGGCTCCAATGCCCATCCTAGCCTTCTGGCTGGCCGGTCCTGATAGACCACCAGCTTCACCCTTAATCTTACGCTTATCACGTAGTAGACCGTTGTTACGCTCAGCCCATGCGCCCATGAAAACGCCCTCAGCAAGACCCTGACGAGCTTCTACAACAGTCATCTTAGTCTCTGTATGGAAGACTTTCTCAATGTTGTTAAAGACGCGCTCATCAGCAGTAGGCTCATATACACCACTACTGTTCTTGACGTTTTTGTTTTCGACAACTTTACCGATGCCTAGAGTAATCTCTTGACCTAGTAATGCTGTTAACACAGGAACACTCTTAGGAACTTCTTTGCTAAGATCATAATCATAAATCTTAACCATTTTGTCTTCTACGTCTTGGTCGCTAAGAGCGATACCCGTAGTAATTTGGCAAATGTCCTCCACAATAGAAAATCCAGGTAGAGGTACTTTCTTGGTCTTATCATCCTTATTCAGGAAGAAGTTTTCACCTTGCTTATTAGATACATAAATAGTCTCACGATACTCTCGCCCATTTACATCTACAATAAGCGTGAGGTTAGCTGCAGCTGCAACTGATTGGCCTGCGTATGCTTGCTTAATCTTGCCTGTATATAGACCTGTCTCAAGTGGCTGGAACCCACCACCTAGACGATCTTGGGTTTCTTCTAGATTATCTGTTTTTAGTTTACCAAATAGACTCATAGTTTTATTCTTTCTAAAGTTAATTATAATATTCATTAATACGAGCAAATACCTTACTCATATCATTATCAATGTATAGTTCTTCACGCTTCCAAAGTCCCATAGCTGAGCGCATCTTTTCGCCCATATGGTCTTTTGTAATGCGAGTACAAAAGACGTATTTAACACCGTCTTCTTTCTCAGAATCAGTAATAGTTAGAAGCTCATTTTCATGACCTTCTAGTTTCTTAACAGACATCTGCTTACAGGATAAGATTGTAGTAAAATCTGCTTCTACACCAATCTTACCTACAGCACCCTTGATAGGAACTGTGACATCCATACTCATGTTCTGCTCATTATATTTAAGCTCTTCATGAGCTAGAATAGCATAGCTTTTGGTTCCTGCTTTAATAGCATGGATGAACTCACGATAGAAATTACCATAAGAACCCCATGCTTTTTGTCCATCAACAGCATTATTGACATACTGCCGCTCATACATGGACATAAGGAATGTAAGAGTATCTAGTACTACTCCATCTACGTCAGGATTAGTTTCGATATCTGTAATATAATCTAAAATATTTAGAGCATCAGCTACCTCAACATTAAGTAAGAAATCCCCCTTGAAGGGAATTTCTTTAAGATCAGTGTTGAGATAAACCATTCTACTGTGATTTAAATTACGTAAAGAACTGGTTTTACCTGTATTAGGCTTACCCATAATCAAGACAATAGCTTTATTATTTGCCATTATGGCGTGACCTCATCTGTTTCAACACCACAAATATCTATGCTTCCATCCGGCAAAACTTCTATTGAAATATCACACCCTACATATGTAAATTCCAATAAAATTCCGCCTACAGTAGTTGGATACAGATAACTGTCTATAACTTTATCTTGACAGTATTTGCTATGTTCTAAAAGATTTTGCATTTTTTCAATAGCTAGTGGAGTAATAGCTTTACCTTGTCCGTTAAACCAACCATCTTTAAGCTTTATTAAGTCGGCGAGCCTTGTTTGTATCCAATCTATACCATAATTCATCATTTACCTTACTTGGTTCAATTAATATTTGAACCGTAAAAAGAACTCACGAATATTTTTTAGCTACTGTTCTCATCACGGTTACGCTTAACTCTTGTTCATCTAAAGGATTTAGAATCTTTTTGTTAAACGTAAGTACAGCGTTTTCCACTGAGAAAAAATCCATTCCGCTGTCCACCAAGGCAAGAGCATACTTAAGCATATTGTTATTACGATTACCCTGATCCATTCTAGAAGCAAACCAACGCTCAAGATTATCCATTGACTCGACACTTTTCATGTCCTTTTTAAATACTTCATTCTGAGAAGTCTTAGGAATGAACGGAAGGATATTAAACAACTCAGCTTCCATATTATAATAGTAACGACCTGTATCACACGTCATCCATTTCTTAGAGCGTTGATTAGATGCTGTGTCTACTACAGATGCTTTAAATGGAAGCCATGCAATTACATCATTAACCATCTCTTTATATTCAGAAGTGTCTAGCTCAAGAATATAATTAGTAGGAATAATGAGCCTAAAGCGATGGTCTTCTTCAGTATGACGCTTAGTGGTATAGATCATGAATACAATATCTTTTAATAGTTCATGAACCATGTTCAGTGAGATACCACCATCCACGTCTAATACCAGCATATTAAAGCCAGGAATTACATTTTCCTCTGCTCTATGTTGGTTCTTAAACCCATGGTTAGCCCAGTGCATATTAGCTGCTTGTGTGAGAGTATGGAGTTCTTTAAAAGGAACCTCTTCAAACAAATAATTATACGCAAAGTTATCACTATATGAAATTTTCATCTCATCAAGATTAGTTTCTTTAAGGGTTTCGCCTTTAAAGAACTCAATATTATTAGCTCCGAAAGTCTTTTTAATAATAATATTGTTCTTGTAGCCCCAAGCAATAGCATAACCCATCATTGTAGATTTAACAGAGGCATTACCTTTATAAAAGGGCAATGCTGCTGTCAGATCAGGATGAGTAAGTTCTTCTGGATTACTAGCAATATATTTAGCTAACCTTTCGTAAGGACGCTCACGAGTTAAGATAGCATTAAATGCTTCGCCAGAGCCTTCGATAAGCAGAATGGCTTGCATTAAATGCTCCATTTCTACTTCATTACTTTGGTCAATAAACGCAAAAGCTCCTGCTAGTTTAAGAGCTTTATTATGACGATGGGATAGCTCAGCAGCTTTAATCTCAGAAGTGTCTTTGAAATTAGCAGCTTGCTCTTCACAATCCATTTGATATTCAATGAGCTTGATAGCTACATCATCTTCTACAGACATCTCCCAACCGAACATAGCGGGGTCTGCAAGGGTATGGAAATGTGCTGACCACTTCTGGGTCAGGTGTTTGTTGTTAGGCTCTAGGAGACGTGCGTAGACCTCTGCTGCTGTCATAGCTGTAGTTGGCTTGGTAGGAGGTACGCCCATACCAAAAATACATCTACGAGCATACCCAATCTCTAGCATGGAATAGAATTGCTCTTCGGTCTGTCCACCATCGAACAGCTTAGCGGGAGTTCCAAACAAAAGCATATTAGTAGGAGTTTTACCTTCTACTTCTTCACTGCGTTTGTTTTCAGCACTATTTTTAATAAGCTTAGGTTTAACTAAACCTTGATCATATAGTTCTAAAAATAGTGTAAGAGTATCTACAGCACCTACTAGATTTGAACCAATCTCGTCAATTTGAAGATTAACCGAACCACAATTAGCTAATAGTAATTTCTCACGAAGCTGTTTAACAGCAGGTACTGTAGCACTATCAAATGTAAAAGGGTAAGCGCCTTTATCACGATATTCTTTTGCGGCTACATCATACTCAGCTTGAGGATCAGAGTTGTTTCTAATAGCTCGTTCGTTAGCAATTACCCACAGATTAGCTTCAGAAGCTACGGTCATAGTATCAGTTAAGAAGCGCCTTTTAAAGCCCTTCATAAAATCATCTTCGATAATATTAACCGAATGACCTTTACCAAAGCCTGAATTAGCTAGAGCCAGGGCATAGATGTTTACAGGTACATCACCACGATCCTTGGTAACGATAGTAGCACGCATACAGCTTGCCATCTTACCTAGAAAATAAGCTACTTCAGCACGGAAGAAACTCTTGTTGGTGTTACGTGTTTTACTGCAAATTACATCTACTAGATCCGTTACTGCGGGATGATGGGATACACCTGTTAAATTTATCATGTGAATTTATATTTATCCTTTTGGGTACAAATAGGGAATGCTTCGCAATAACCACATCTTTTAGGGATAGCAGGGACGGTAATAACAATACCTCTTTTCCCTTTATCATTATTATGTTGGGTAGCTTCAGCTAATGAGTCAAAGTTTTTAGTAGATCGTCCTGAAGTCTTAGTAGGATCAGCATAATACTTATATTGAGGATCACCCATCCAGAGTTCTTCTTTAGTGCATTCTGGTAATTGGCTCTCTGGTGTATTACGATGCTTAGCGATTTGTGCTAGTTTAGACCGGACAAAAGACTCAGTTTCTTTTAAAGATAGCAACGCAATCTCTTTATGTTCTACACGCTTTTGAGGATAATCTGGATTAGTCTTAGCTTGTAACTTTTGCCAATCAGTAAAGATGAAGTTGATTCTACCTACATCCTGAGTGATCTTAGGATGAGGTTGAGCAGCATCAATCCAGCGGTATAGGCTTAATTGTAGCCTATAATCGTCATCTTTACCACCAAAAAGCCAAGAATATGCTGTGGTAGACTTGATATCTTGAACCATACCCTCAGTGATTAGGTCGTATTTACCCCCTACAGTAAAGCCTTCAAAGTCACGAAAAATACGTTGCTCTAAGTAAATAGGTAATATTCCTGGGATTCTTTTTAAAAAGGTATCAGGAGGATTAATATATATTTGTTGAATTGCGCTTTCAGGATAACCTAACATACGTAGTGATTTACTGTATCCATGGGTCCATGCCTTCTCGATAGAATCATGCAGAGCAGTACCCATAGCACGAGCTACAAAGTCTTCTACGTCTACTTGGTTATCTTGAGGAGGAACCCTAGGAGGTAGAATAATATGCCTAAGAGGCTTCATTAATGTAGTAGCTGAGATATAATTAGGAATACTTTGGTAATCATACTCATCATGAAGGAGCCAAACAGCTAAAGGTAATGAAATGTTTGACTTATTAGTAATCATTATCCTTCCTCCTCTGTTTGCTCTGTTGTATCCCTTGCATCAAATGAAGCGTCTTTATCTACTGGATTCTTTTTATCTAAAAGCAGATCACGGTTATGTTTACGTTTAGCAGCATAGACTGCTTGTTTTTCTTCATTTGTCATTCTTCATCTCCATAGTCAGCAACAATCTTCTGACAAAGAATTAAAATACGCTTTTTAGCACGTTCTTCTTCAGGAGATAAAGTATTTTCCCACGCTTCGTAACAATCTTGTAAATCTGCCCGTGTATTAATAAACCGGCAATAAGACATATTGCTCATTATACTTACCTATTAATAATGGTTACGTTTATACCGATTCCACCCCAATCCTGCTAGAGCCACAGCTAGCACCAGGGCACTGGTTGGTTCAGGCACTCGATGCACAGGGATAGGCATATACACCCGTGGAACAGTCTCTAGAGGCTGCCAAAAGGGTATGTGAGGCAGTGATGGTGGTAGGTGTGG